CACTCATACAGTCATACACTCCACTCTTTTGAACAATTATATCTATATAACCCTCTTACTCTACTCTTTCTTTTGCTTCTTTTCTTTTTTGATCGAAAATGCAGATTATGGCAAATAATTACAGTTTGGTTTAATCTATTACTCTAAATGCCTTTATTTTCTATTTTAAGGCCTGTTTTAGACAGTTTTCGAACTCATGCGTAAAAAACTACCCATAAATAAAAAACGCCCTTAAAATGCCCTTATTTCGGCTTTTCTGATGTTGAGTAAAAAAGATAAATAAACAAACGGATAGTTGAAAATGAAATATTTTTTTCATGGATTCATGAAATATTGAAGAATTGAAAAGAATTAGATATCAAATAACTTCAAAAAAATTTAGAGCTGTTTCCTTCATTTTCTTCATCTACCGAAAAAAAATCAATCTTTTTTAAATAATACTTGACTATCCTAATTATTTAGGTTATATTTATATCATGAGCAGCAACAAAGCTACTCAGCAACACGGAGAGAACAAAATGACAAAGAAAAATAGATTTGAAATAATTGAAGAGTTAGCATCTAATGTAGAAGTAGCATTCAAGCCTTATGGCACATGGATAGTGAAGTCAAAGGCTTTAGGTGTACCTGCATCTTTTTTAACTCATGATGAGGAATGGAGGACTGGAAAATACAACCCAACTTTATATAACAAAGAAAATGTTCTTTTAAATAAAGAAGTTGAAAATGACGATGCCAACGAAGACAATTATGAGTCGCGAGAAGTACGTGATCGTCGTGCAGCTGAAGCACTTTTTGCTATATGGGTAGATTGCGAAATTGTAGAAGAAGATGAAGAAGGTAACTTCTTTATTGCATAATGAGGAGAATACAAAATGAATAAATTATATGATTCCTTACTTTTAAAAGGCTATTCAAAAGAAGCCGCAATTTTTCTGGCCGAGAAGTTTCCTGAATCAACAGCCGAAGCTATCTATGAAGTGGCTACCGAAGGATCAAAAGAAGAGCTAATGGAGCTTTGCAGTACAGATAGTTATCTGTATGACGAAAATATAGGAACGTATCTTGAAGTCACATGGGACTACATCGAAAAAAATTATGAAGTTTTAGAATTGAGTAATGGAAAATTCGTTTTAATCTGTAGTCATAAACAATAAAAATCTAAAAACCAGGAGAGTACTATGAAAATAAAATGTCCACACTGCAAAAAAACTCTTACAGATGATGAAATAAAGATCATTTGGGGGCAATTCGTGAGCTCTAAGACAAAAGGCTTGACAAGCAAAAAGAAAAAAAAAGCGAGTATAGAGAATGGGAAAAAAGGGGGTAGGCCTAAAAAATCAAGTACTTGAACAGTCTTAATTATAGGGAAGCTTACAATATGAAAAGCCCCCCAGTTGTAGCTGGGAGGCTTGGGTGTAAACGATCGTTCAAGTGTTCGACGTTTTTAATAGTGTTCAAAAGAGCAAAAAAAGTAAAAAAACTGTATGTGAATTTTTTGTTGTTCATGAATTTCCGCTTTTTCATTTGAATAAAAAAAAGAGCCGCTTGAGGCTCTTATAAATTAAATGCGCGTATTAATTCAATAAATCATAGTATTGTATTCATTTCCGTTCTAGTTAAGACATCTATGCTTTCTATTTCATCTCTGTAACAGCAGAAAGCTTGTCCACATGGTAAATCCGGATTTGGTTTAATATCGATATTTTCTCGGTCGTCTGGATCGTCTGTCGCCGAAGTCCAGCCATCGCATATGCCTTTATAAACGGCGCCGTCTTTCAACGTTACCTTTACTTTTTTTCCAAGTAAAGCTTCTAAGTCGTAAATATTCATAATAAAAACCTGTTATTTAATTTAATTTTTTTTTCCTAAAAATGGAACAATATGTGCTGTTCCATCTTTTTTATAGTGAATTTTTATCATTGAAACCTTAGAAATTTCGTGATTTCCAAAAACAACCCCTATCGGCTGGTAGGTTTCAACTCTCTCATGTATCAGTTTTCCGTTTTTATCGAACGTTAACGATCCAGTAAAAGAATGTTCTTCAAATATTTTCTTTAGGTCTATTCCATCAAGAAATAAAGCTGGATAAGTTTCCCCTTTTTTTAGTGCATTAGCCACTTTAGTTCTGAATTGAGCCATTCCAATGATGTGTTTTTCGCTCTGGTTATTTAACGTCGGTAACCCGTTCATGTACTGTCTCACGGTTTGGATCTCTGTATTTGAAAAGTCCCCGTTGGACTTAAGCCGATCTATTTTTTCATCATTAGTTTTAGGAAAATCTATAGGTTTTTTAGGAATATTGATTTTGGTAGCTTCCAAAGAAATTAAACTCTTTTTAATAGTGTTAATTGCACTAGAAACCTCTTTCTTCGTGGGCTCCTTGGTTCCAAGCGAGTTTAACGGGTTTGATGGCTTCACGCTCTTGGCAAAATCATCAGGGGTGTATTTTTTAACCCATTCGGAATACGTTGTATTGAAAGGAAGCAGTTCTGTCTTACCTCCGATCCCACGGCCAGCCTTGTAAATTCCATCCTCTACGATGTCGTCAAAATATGGGATCGAAGACGACCTGCACCTTGGATGCATAGGAGGATAATTGACGCCTACGGACTTGTCTTTCAGCTTGAAAGTCATTCCATTAAGGCTTATGCATATTTCACTAGTCTTTCCATCCATCGTGGCATCGTATTCGTAGGACTCGATGCCAGCCTCTTCGTAGGCATCAGCGTTGGCCTGTTCTCTGATGTGGGTGGTCTCAGTAATGGCCAAGCGTTTCGCGTTGCTCGCAGACACGCCACAACGCAATTCAATATTCTTCGCAATCTGAGTAGACGATTGCCCTCTCGCTATTCCCTGCTGAATTTCGCGCTCAAGAATCGGCAGTTGCTTCGCTTTATCATTCCAGATCCGAGAAGAATAATTCTCGCCCAACCACTTTTGGCTAACAGCCTTGTCAACTGCCCGGGTGTCTGGTTGTGAGAAATTAAAGCTAAGTCCCGCACCCTTTTGAATCCCATACATGGACTCGTAATAACCATTCCTGTAGCTCTTAGAGAGTGACTTTCCAAGAACATTATTTTCGGTGCAGCACGCCTTTTCATACTTATATCTTAGATTCGCGCTTAACTCGTCCATTCGCGTGACTGCCGCCTTCGCGCTTAGATCCTTAACATACGTCGAGTACTGCGCAGTAAATGCTTTAGGGCCAAGCCGTTCGATCTCCGACAAGTAAATCGCATGCTGCTCTTTGAATGACTTCAAAGCTTTCGGATCAAGCCGTCTCCTGGTTTCTGCGGTGGAAATTTTATTTTCCTTGGCATACTTTCCATAGAATGCGTCCAATTCCTTTTTTACGTATGTTGCAGCACTTTTCCATGTCGATGTTGTTTGCTGGACGACCGCCGCAGATTCTTTTTCTCCAGCCTCTACAGCGATCTTTGCGCGTGCACGCCAGTAATTCTTTGACTTAGCCATATGCCTTACTCCTCGTCAGCAGTGACACCAGCATCGGCGTTATCATCGTCATTCACATCGTCCGAACCATCAGAAGAAAAGCCAAATTGAGTCGCTGCATTTGCATCCTCTTCTTCTTTCTTTTCTAGCTCGATTTGTTCAAGCTCTTTACCAACGTTATTTACAAATGGGTGATTGGAAAGCAAGGTCTTCTTCGAGAGTAGTGTTTCAGACTTGACGATATTATCGATTATTTCACCTTCATCTACTGTCATGTCCATATTCCAAACTATCTGGAAATCAACATCTGTGAAATCGCCTTTTGATCGATTAATGAGATCGACTTTAATAAACCAAGCAAGCTCTTTAATGGCCTTAGCGAACAGTCCTGCGATCCTCTCGCAGTCGCTCTGCAATGGCTGGTAACGAGTCTGTAATGCCTTTCCTGACGCATTACCGAAGTCCTCACCGTAAGTGTTTACGCCTTTCGACTCCTTATAGATTGCCTTGTCATGTAGATCCAAGCGCTTTGTGAAGGGGTCTGCTTCAACTTTATTTTCGAGGTTTTCTACTTTGCCATCCGCATCAACAAAAACAAGACGATGTTTGTTCATTCGCTCTTCCCAATCATTCTTTTCTTCTGGACTTCCGCTATATCCTTTGATTATTTTGAGTCCTTGCTTCAAATCTTTAAGATTGTCTGAAAATTCAGAGTCAATTTCGTTAAAATCGTCAATTATCGACTTTACGCTTTCGATCAAAGCATATTCGTCTGATGCATATTTAAATGAAACGAATGGCACACGACCCCAAGCGAAAGGCTTTTTCTTGGGTCCATTGACAAAATGTCCATCAATCACAGGAGCCGAACTCACTTCAACAACACCCCCTTTGTCCGATAATTCGCATTTCCAAACGCCGTTGGCTGTATAATACTCAACATGCTCCACAATTTTAGAGCCGCCAGCAGCAAGGAGAACCCGATCTTTATAGATACGGATCACAGCCTCTAAAATTGTTCGGTCTTCGTCATTCCAAAATGGGATAACCTGTTCACTTGGAATTCGTTTGAAATTCAAAATCCCATCTTTGTCATAGTAGGCTTGGAGCCATGAGATGCCGCGAGAAATAGCGTGCACCCCGACGGTGTTGAGCTTTGAAAGAAAATCATCGTTGACGAAAGCGGAGTTTAGAATTTTTGCAAATTCTTCATTCTCACAGGTTATTGAAAATTGTTTAGAAAGAAAGAAGTCAACTTTCTGATTTACTAAAGAACGAAAATAATCATGCGATAGCTTTGTATTCGCAAGGTTTTTTGATTCACATTCTTTTCCAAAGCGGTTAATGTAAGTCCTCTTTTTAAAAATGATATCAGCTTTATTTCTGTAATAACGATCCCCGTCGATCATCGTTTTAAGTCGCTCACCACGCCTCCAGTGGGCTATTTGGTCTTGTAGAAACTCCTTAGTAGGCGCTCCTTCTGTATTTTCAATTACTGGTTTGACTGCCACATGATTAAGCCCCAATTGAGGCATTAAGGGCTGTAAAATTTCTTCTGGCATAGTATTTATCTCCGTTGATTGTTAAAAGCTGAATCCACGATGCTGCAACTTGCAAGCACCGTATCTAATCGCATCTGGTATGTGTGAAAATTCATGAACTGGAGTCTCTGTTGCTTTTCCATTTTTATCAGTTTTCCAAGAATAATTCATTAATGCTTTTTGAGTCTCTTCGCATCTTGGGTGAATAATGAACTCATAATCTTGTAATTTTCGAATATCTGGGAC